GGTCAGCCTGTGGCGCTCGGAACATGCATGCTGATACCCCTTGTACAATTGGTTACCCTGTAGTAAGTTACAAGGTCGGTATTTCAGAATGGCGATAATCACCCGAGCTTCGTTCGCGAAGATAGCGAAAGTCAACAAGGTCCAGGTAACAAAGCTCATCGCGTCGGGCACGCTCACGGGCCGCAAGGTCGACAACTACATCGACACGTCGGCTCCGAAGAATCGCGAGTATCTGAAGAAGCACGGCGTGGTCATGAAGCCGAGGGCGCGCAAAGAAGATCAGCCGCTGCAGATTCAGAAAGTCATGGCTGAGGTGCGGCTGAAGGACGAGCAGGCGGACCTCCTGGTACAGAGGCGGGCGCGGGAAATGGGGTTGCTCGTCGAGCGGGAGATCGTCAACCAGATGATGGCGGCCTTCGGCGTCGAGATGAAGCTCCGCTTCCTGGACTTGCCGAGGAGGATCGCTCCGCGGATCCATGCGGTCGTTAAGGCTGGAGCCGGCCCTCGCGCCGTCGAGGAGCTCCTGGACAAAGAGATAGCGGACGCCGTCCGCCATGCAAAGGAGAGGGCCCGTGCCATTGGCCTCGGTGACCTCTCTCGCTGAGACGCTCCGTCGGCTCATCTCCCCTGAGCAGAGCCGCGGCATGATCAAGGCGGCTGCGGGGTCGCTTGACCTCATACCGGATCACGTCAACCGCGTCACCGTCGGCGAGTGGGCGGAGGAGAATAGGATCCTGCCGACCGGCCTGACCCCGATGCCTGGGCCGTTCCGCTGGGGAGTGGCGCCGTACATGCGCGAGATCGCGGATTGCCTTTCCGAATCATCGGACGTGCGCGAGGTTGCGGTGATGAAAGGGGCGCAGGTTACCTTCACGGTCGGTGTCCTCGAAAATTTCATCGGGTATATCATCGGTGTAGCGCCCGGGCCCTCGATCTTCATTTCCGCCGACAAGGGCATGGCGGAGGCGAGCGTCGAGCTGCGCGTCGACCGCATGATCGAAAGTGCCGGGCTCGCGGGAAAGGTATTTTCCCAGTCCGAGAAGAAGCACAACAAAAAGACGGGCGACACGAAGGCGAAGAAGGAGTTCGCGGGCGGCTTCCTGCTGGCCATCGGACCGAATGTCGGGGCGAAGCTGCGCAGCTTCTCCGCGCGGTACGAGGTATTCGACGAGATCGACGCCTACCCGCAGGAGATCGGGACCTCGGATCATACGAAGGGCAAGACGGCGAATGAAGGGGACCCCATCGCCCTGGCGAAGAAGCGCACCGTGGCCTTTGAACAGATCCGGAAGATCCTCTACGGCAGCACGCCGCTAGATGACTCGACCTCGAGAATCAAGCCGCTCTTCCTGAAAGGCGATCAGCGGTACTACAACGTGCCGTGCAAGCACTGCGGACACATGCAGGTCCTACGCTGGAGAGACCCCGACGGAACCTTCCGCCTGAAATACGAGACAGACGCCGCTGGGCGCCTGGTCCATGACTCCGTGCATTATGAATGCGAGAAGTGCCGCGGGGCGATCCGCAATTCCGACAAGGCGGTATTCCTGCCGGCCGGGGAGTGGCGGGCGACGGCGGAAGCGAGTGAGCCGGGCTTCCGCAGCTACCATATCTCGGCGCTCTATTCACCCGTGGGCATGCAGAGCTGGGAGGATATCTGTCAGGAGTGGATCAACGCGAAGGACGATCTCACAAAGCTCCGCGCGTTCGTCAACACGGTCCTCGGGGAGACCTGGGTGGAGAAGGGGGAGGCGCCGCGGTATGAGCGCATTATGATGCGGCGTGAAGAGTACAAGAAGGGACACCTTCCCGACGGAGCGCTCCCGCTCGTCGTGACGGTGGGCGCCGACGTGCAGTCGGACAGGATCGCCGTCGAGGTCGTGGCCTGGGGGCGGGATAAGGAGAGCTGGAGCGTCTTGTATGAGGAGGTGCCGGGGGACACCTCGGACATCGACGGGGAGGCATGGAAGGCGCTGCGCCAGATCATCACGGGGCGGCACGCCGGCCTGCCTGTCTTCCGTGCCCTTATTGACTCGGGCTTCAACTCCCCCGTGGTCTACCAGTTCTGCGAGACTTTCGTCTCCGGCGTCCTGCCCGTGAAGGGCGACGCTCGCCTGCAGGCGGACCGCGGGACCTCCCGGGTGTATGCCTTGCGTGAAGTGCCGGGCTACTACGTCAAGCGCGTGGATCTGGACCCAGGGCATTTGAAGCAGGAAATCTACAACTCGCTCAACCGGGGGACCGCTGACGGGAAGCCGCCGAAGGCTCCTTTCCCCGGATACTGTCACCATCCGTTTGACTACGGGGAGAGGTATTTCAGGATGTTGACCGCTGAGGAGCGCGTGCGGGAGACTACGAGGGACGGAAAGGGCCGCATGGTCTGGCACCTGCAGCACGGGCGCAGGAACGAGGCGCTTGACTGCCGGGTGTATGCCCTGGGGTGTCTTTCGGTCGCCTACGGGGAGCGCGTGAAGGAAATCGAAGGCGAAGATGCCGAGGCGAAAAGGGAAGCGCGGGAGTATACTTGGTCGGACTTCTGGACGGAGGTCGAGGCGATAAAAAAAGCCTCTTGACATAATGGCTTATCCGGGCTAAAGTTGTGGCAACATGAAGCAGAGGGCCATCTAAACGATGGCCAGCCGGCGGGCCAGAATTGCCGGCATCGGACTCGCGCAGGGCCTGCACGATGCATCGACCCTGATCAGCCCGAGTGATACCCGTCTCCAAAACCAAAAACCCTTTTTTAATGAAATGGCCTCGGGTGCCGCGTGCAACGCCCGGGGCCTCTTTTTGTCGCGGGGGGCTGCCTGATGGCACGCTCCGCCGCACAAATCCAAATCGTTCTTGATGCCTACTATGCCGCACAACTCGGGCTTGCCACGCATCAGAGCTACTCCCTCGATACCGGACAAGGCCGGCAGACTGTCACTAGGGCCGACCTCCCGTCAATAAACGCCACTATCGCCCAGCTCGAAGCGGAGATTGAGCAACTCACCTCTGGCGGCATCATGTTCCTCGGCCTGGGGCGTAACGGATGAGTAAGCGCCGCGGCCGTCATTCTCATATGCGGCCTACCGCGCCTGCCCTCGAAGCGGCTCCGCGCCCGCAGGCCGCGACCGGCTGGCAGTGGCGCTCGGGTTCCTCTGCGATCTTTGACGGGCAGAAGTTTCGCGGCGCTCTGCGCTCCGCATACCCTTCCGGCTACGACCTTGACTATTCGGCCATCCGGGCCCGCGCGCGCATAGCCCGCTGGGACTCCGCCCATGCACGCGCGATCATCCGCCGGCTTGTCGACAACGTGATCGGCACGGGCATGTCCGCATCCTGCGCGCCGGTCTGGGATGAGATCGGCTCGCAACTCTCGCCGGAAGATCAGGCGAAGCTCTCCCGGAAGGTCACACAGCAATTCGCGCTTTACATGCAGTCGCACGAGCCCGACGCCACGGGGCGGATGACGGGCTACGAGCTACAAGCCTTCGAGTTTTTGAACGAGCTCGGGGACGGCGAGTCGATCATCATACAGCGCTTCTCCGGTCTCGCCTCCCGCATGTCCCCCGTCAATCTGCAATTCATCGACCCCGACCAGGTGGGCGACCCGCTGGACAGCGCGATCCGCACGGCCGTGGAAGCCGCGGGCAACACGCTTGTGGACGGCTTCGAGGTCGACACGTACGGCCGCGAGCTCGCGATCCACGTCCAGGACCCGAAGCTCGCGTTGCGGAAATACACCCGCGTTCCCGTGAACGGCCCGAGCGCGAGGCGCTTCGTGCTGCACCCGGGGAATTACGAGCTTGTCGGGCAGGTGCGAGGGATCTCCATCCTGGCGCCGATCATTCACGACCTGCAGAAAATCACCGATTACCAGCTCTCAGAGCTGGAGGCCGCGGTCATCAACGCGGTGGTCGCCGGGTATGAGATAGCGGGCCCGGGCGGGAAGACAAGCGGGCTGGCCACGAGCGTGCAGGCGATCAGCGCAGAGCGGAAGGTCGGCGGCTCCTCCTCAGCGGAGGACGCGGCCACCGCGAAGATCACGAAGCCTGGCATCTGGATCAACCGTCTACCCTTCGGCGGGAAAATCGAGTCCTTTGACACGAAGCGGCCGAACGTCAATTTTGGCGATTTCGTGAAGGCGGTCATGCGGTCCCTTGCCGCGGCGCTTTCCATCCCCATCGAAGTGCTGGAGATGTCCTTCAACGCCAACTATTCCGCGTCCCGGGCGTCCCTGATCCTCTTCTGGCAGCGCGTGGAGAACTGGCGCGAGAGCCTTATCTCGCAATTCCTGCAGCCCTGGTATGACGCATGGTTCACGGAGGCGGTCCGCGCGGGGCGCTTCTCCGTGCCGGGCTGGTCGGACGGGGACCCGATAGTCCGTGCGGCATGGCTGAATGTCAACTGGATCGGCGTCGCCATGCCGAGTATCGACCCGACAAAGGACGCTGACGCCGACGATAAACGCATCGCTCAGGGAGCAACGACCCGCGCGCAGGTCGCAATGAAGTACAACGGGTCCGATTTCGGGGAGAACGCCGCAACTCTGGCCCGGGAGAACGAACAACTCGCCGAGGCGAATAAGAGCATGCAGCCGCCGCCCCCTGTGGCGCCCGGGCAGAAGCCGGTGGACGGCCAGACGGATGGAGCTGACGGTGCGATGCCCGGCGATAAGATGCCGGCAGACGGAGATGGGCAGTGACGAAACGAGATGAGCAGCAATTGCGGGACGATGTGACCACCATCAAGGCGAAGCTTGAAAATGGAATCATGTCGGAAATCAAGGATATCGCCGAATGGGTACGCGGTCATCCTCAGACCTGCCCGATGGTCGATCACATATCGGAGACCGTGGATACGCTGAAAGAACGCAAGGTCAACGGCTGGAGCGTGCTCTTCGGGATCATGGGAATGGCGGGGATTGTATGCAGCATCGTCGTGGCGGTGGTGAAATGATCACTTGGCGCCATGGCGACAGCAACCTCGTGGCATTCCATCGCACGATTGCCGTCTCTAACAGATTCCGAGAGATCCTCACGCAGAGTCCGCTGGAACACGTCGTTCAGACCACGAATGCGGACGGCAGCGACGGCGTTCCGTACAAGCCTGCGGCTTTCCCGGTCGGCCTCTGGCTGGTGCGCGCCCCCCAGTCAAGGACGTCGCCTTTTACGGCACCTTTCTTCATCCCAACGGACGCGCACCAGCTTGTTGACGAGTGGGAGCTTGACGAGCACGGCCTCTATAAATGCCCGGCGGGCCGCGAGGTCATGGACTGGGGCTACGGCATCCATCATTCGGTGCTCGACTACACCTTCGGCTGTCTGAAAATCCTCGACATCCCCGATGTGCTCTGGCTAGTGCAGGCGCTGAAAGAGGCGGCCGGCGAGCGGATTGAAATGGAGGTGCTGGCGTGAAAGCATTCCTGGCAAAACTCGGCGATATGTTCCTTGACCAGGCCGGCGGTGTGGACGAGAAACGCGTACTGGGCATCCCGATTGTGATCGCCGCTGTCGTCTACGTCATGATCACCGGCAACCTCGTCGTATTCGCCTCCATAGCGGGCCTAGGCACGCTTCTCCTCGGGGTGGGTGTCGCCGGCGACCAAGGCAAGCTCAACATTACCCCAGCCGCTGGCGACTCGACGCAGGGGGTGCCACAGTGATCCGCGCATTTGTCAAGATTCTCTTCGCACCCGTCCGCGCGTGGGCCTGTCACCTCGTGGAGCGTGTGCTCAATTGGATCGCTATCCGCTTGACGAAATGGGGCGAGGCGATCTCCGAAGCGGCGGACACCGTGGGAGGGGCGGCATGAAAGTCATTCCGATCTCTGGGGTCATCGGCTGGGACGTCTCGGCGAAGGACATCCGCTCGGCCCTCGAAGCCGCTGCGGGAGACGAGGTAGAGGTCCAGATATCGAGCCCCGGGGGATTCGTCTACGACATGCTGGAAATGTACAACCTCATCCGGAATTATCAGGGCAAGAAGTCGACCCGCTTGATGGGGATCGCAGCGAGCGCCGCTTCCTACGTCGCCATGGCAGCCGGGTTTGTCCGCCAGGAGGACAACGCCGTCTTCATGATCCACAACGCTCAGGGCGGCGCCCTCGGCGACCAGAACACCATGCGCAAGGCGGCGGAAATACTTGACGGTTTCTCAGGGCTCATCGCTCGCGCCTACGCGGAGAAGAGCGGGAAGAGCATCGAGGCGGTGCGCGCTCTCATGGATTCCGATGCGTGGTATTTCGGCATCGAGGCGCTTGACGCCGGCTTCGTCGACGAAGTCGTCACCTCGAGCACTGGCGCCGGGACGGACAGGGCCGCAGCCCTCGCGATGGCGCGGGCTCAGTATGAGAGGTGCAAGAAGATCATCGGGGACGTGGAGACTGCCGAATCTCTCCAGCAGGCCGCAGCCCTGCTTCCTATCACAAAAGAAAAACCCGCCGGCGTTGCCGGTGTGCAAACCGCCGCGAAAGCGGACGGGACTCTCAAAACGGGAGGGGCCAAAACTATGACCCTCGAAGAGTTGAAAAGGGACAATCCCGCCCTGTACGCGGAGGCAACTGCGGACGCGCGGCAGGCGGGGAAAGTCGAAGGGATCGCGGAGGGCGTGATCCAGGAGCGAAAGCGCCTGGAGCAGCTCAACGCATTCCGCGGAAAAAACGCCGATGGTGACAAGGCCGTCGACGAAGCGATCCGCTCGGGAGCGGCCTATGCCGACGTGGCAGCGCTCATCGCTGCGGCCGTGATGAACGGCGCAGGCAAGAACGCGAACGGGGACAACCCCCCGGACGTGGCCACCGCTGCGCAGCTTGCGGCAGGCGGGGCGGGCATGAGCGCCGAGGACAAGGCGTGGTATGCGGCTCACGGGGTAAAGCCCGATGAGATGGCGAAGATCGCGGCGGATGCCGCGAAGGAGGCGTAGGCTATGGCCCTCGCGAAAGACACACCGTATGAGGTGCAGGGCGTCAGTGAGTTGCTCCGTGTGCTACTCACGACCTCCGTCACCTATTACAAGGGCTCGATCTTGCAGCTCACCGCCGCCGGTGGACTCGCAATCAAAGCCTCAGACACAGCCGCCCAGGGCGGCACGTCGGGCGTTCTCACTGAGGGCGTCGTGGTCGGAGCGGCGTCGGTCTATGCGTCCATCGAGCGCGGGCGGGTGTGGATCCCCTTCGCCTCGGCGGCGCAGGCGAACGTGGGTGACTACGTGTATGCCACCGACGACGGGACCATCGCGATGTCCGCAACCAACTCGGACCCCATCGGAAAGGTCATCGACGTGCGCGTAGGCGTGGCGTCCCTGGTCGATTTCCGCTGCGGCCTGCCGAAGACGGCGCTGGCGTAGGCGCAGGAAGGAAGGAGCAAGAAAATGGTCAAAGGCACCGACCTGGTACGTTACCAGCACCTCTTCCGGTTGGAGTACAACCGGGCGCTCGGGGAGATTGATGCGACAAACGCATGGAATCCCCTTGGCGAGCTCGGGACGGAGATCCCCTCGGACGGAGCCGAAGAGGACTACCGCTGGCTTCAGGAAAACCCCGAATTCCAGGAGTGGATCGGGGATCGCGATCTCGCGGACCTGAAGGATTACAAGTACACCCTGCGCAACAAGGACTTCTCCGCATCGGTGAAGATTTTCGAGAACGAGCTTGCCGACGACAAGATGGGCGTCGTCCTCCCGCGTGTCCGTGGAATGGCGGGCGGGGAGATGCGCAAGTGGGGCAAACTCATCGATGACCTCATCCGCAACGGGACGTCCAACCTCGCATATGACGGCATCGCGTTCTTCTCGGACGTGTCGGGTGATCGCAACAATGACAACCTGCTCGCGAGCGTAATCTCCCTGGGCACGCCGACCGTGGCTCAGATCGCGACTGCCCTCCGCGACACTCGCGTCGCGGGGCTCGGATTTAAAAACTCACGGGGGGAAATCGTCGGTATCGTCTTCGATACCTTCGTCGTCCCGCCCAACCTAGAAATGGGCTTCCTCCAGCTTGTTATGTCGTCCAGCGATCCGCTGCTCACGAACGCGGGAACGTCCAACCCGTACCGCACCTGGGTCAAGCGCATCATCGTGGATCCGGGCCTCACGGACGGAAACGACTTCTACGCTCTGTCCACGGGCTACAGCATCGGGCCTTTCGTCCGGCAGAAGAGGCAGGGGATCGAGCTGGTGCTTGACGACACGTTCGTCAACGTCAACAAGACCCTGTTCTTCGGCGCGGACTTCCGGGGGAACGCGGGCTACGG